ATTAAAATACTTTAGAAATTTACTAGAATAGAAGTTAATGAATAAAATTATTAGAAGTTAGTGTTATGAAAATAAGTTTAAAAGCAAAATTAGAAGAATTAGGCATACAAATAAAAGATTTGACTGCTGATATTGCGCAGCATATGTATGTTGTAATAGCGCGCTTAGCTAATCTTACGTATAATAAAGCCGTTGAGATGACCAATGACCGCTTACACGGCACTAGACAAGACTACATTAATGCATTACATTTACAAGAAGAAGGCACTGGAATTTTTGTTGTGTACCTCGACCCTGTTGCTAATCATTTAGAAGAAGGTTATCCGCCTTTCGCGATGCTTCCTAAACTAGCACAGGGACCTAAATCTAAAGTATCGAAAGAAGGACATAGGTATGTACGTATTCCGATGAGACAAAAAATGTCACCTATTAATCCACAGAGTACGAAACAAAAAGATTTTGCTGAGGCATTAAAATCAGTCGTTAAATCAAGACGATTTAAAAAAGTAAAAGAAGGTGTTTCTCCTAAGACAGGTAAATTTACCACAATTGAAAGATTGGTTGACAAAGATGTTCCCAAGCATTTAAAAGGACTTACAAGGGTTCGTGAATATAAAAAGGAAGGTGATAAAAAGCCTGCAAGTTCAGCGTATTTTACATTTAGAACAGCAAGTGAAAAGCAGGACCCTAATTCGCACTGGTTTCATCCAGGGTTTCGTGGTGCGAATCTTTGGCCTGATTTAGAAAAGTGGACTGAACAAGAATTAGATAAAATTGTTAGAGATTTTTTTCCTAGTAGTTAATACAAATACGCATGCTCCTTTGATATAATTACTTAAAGGAGTATATAATATGATTTATTGGAACAAAATAAGACGTGAGCGAAGGCAATATAAAAATGATTTATCTTCAATTAAATTAGTTTGTATAAGGTGTGATGCGTGTAATGTAGAAAAATGGATACATATACAAAATGCACGAAGATATATTAAAAAACGAGGTAATGATTTAAATTGTAAATATTATTGGTGGTAAAATAATTGATTGGAATTCTAAAAATTGTCGTTGTATAGAATGTACTAGATGGTATCATAAAAAATATTATAATAAAAAAGGTCGAAATAGTAGAGAAAAGAAACGACAGAGGGCTTTTGAGTTACTAGGAGAAAAATGTAATAATTGTAATTGTACGGGACCTAGTTATCATTTTGATTATCATCATATTGATTCTATTAAAGAAGGCCGTATGAGTAAAATTTGGGATAGAACATGGAAAGTTATCGCAGAAGAATTAAAACGTTGTAAATTATTATGTGCTTTTTGTCATCGTGATATACATAAAAATGATAGAGCAAAAACGAACACGCAAATAGTGAAGGTATAATATAGTATATGAGTATCACAAGTTTTGATATCGAGGTCTATGCCATTTTAAAAGCTGGTATTGCTCACATTCGCTCTAATATAGACGTTTTGGACAAGATTTTTGACAATTTCAATAGTGACCATTTAAAGAATTTGTATGGTAAAAAAGAGATTGAGCGAATTAAAGAATTCGTAAGGGATAATGATATTCCAGTTAAATTAGCTTGGAATCTTACACCACAGGATATACCTTGCTATTCGCTTCACTTGGCTCAGTCTACTGAAGACGTTGGCAAAGCTTTTTTACATGATTATGCGGGAGAAGTAATAGAAACTAAAGACCAACCACGTATTATTAATGAGAAATTTGTTCCCTCTAGTTACGATGAAGCTGGTGGAACTTTAGTTGCGCCTAATACGGTTGATTTAACATTAACGCGTCCTGGTCATATTTTAGTGGATGCTAAGAAGGAAAAGTATTTAATTATAAATATAACAAATCAGGTTATCGAGATTCAGGTAGAGGGCGATAGACCTGATATGGCAAAGGTTCATATCGAGTCTTTTATTACTAAGACTCGTAAGAAGCGGGGGGAAGCGTACTTCAATGAGCAAATAGATGTTGGAGTGCATGCACACGGAGATAAAAATACAGTTTTATGGCTTTATTATATTTTAGTATGGATTTTGCTAAGATTTAAGCCCGAAATAGAGCGCAGATGCTTGGATTTGACCACATTTAGCGCCAGCGATTTCCGTAGAGATAGTCAATTTCTTGCGGAAAATGTTTTCACCCGATGGGTACGTCTATCGGCTAGAACAAGAGTATCATGGGAAGAAGAACCATATCCTGAAATTGACACTCTTGTTGCTGAAGTCCATGTGGACGACCCCGAAAGCGAGGAATAAAATGTACGAAGAAGATTTTGAAGGTTTCACAGAAGATATGCCTAAAAAGAAGAAAAAGAAAGAAAAGAAAGAGAAGAAGGCTAAAAAGGCTCGTATAAGACCCACTCCCAATATTATTAAGATTGAGTCTAAGCGGATAGGCTATAAAGCGTGGTTCACCAATAAGCTGGATATGGACAAGCGCCTTAAGTCGCATCATTTCGACCAAATAAAGCTATTTATGAAAGGTTTAGGTCTTGGTAGTTATGAGCCTATTAATAAATATGAAAATGGTTTAAAAGCATATTTTGGAGAATAAATCGAATATTTAATATGCAATACATTGTGTTAAAATTACTATAACTAACAAGGTATATACGTCTCAAAATTGAGGATTTTATAAAGGAGTGAAAGATGGCTATAAACATTAATTTTAACGGTTTGACGATAAGAAAGCCTGGCTCTTATTCGCGAACGAGCGTTAACTTAACTGGCGGATTTCCGATTGCTGCCACAGGACTTGTAGGAATAATTGGTGAGGCCGATACGGGAATACCTGGAAGTGCTGACGACATAAGAAGTAACTTCTACAGTCCCGAACAGTTTACTGAAGTAATTGAAAAATATAAATCAGGCGCTATAGTTGATGCATTTAGGTTGTTAATACAACCATCCAACGATGATAGAATAGTCAATGGTGCACAAAGAATTTTTATATATAAAACTAATGAATCGCTACAGGCAAGCGGCTCATTACCCACTGCTTATGGAACGGTTGATTCAAGAAATTATGGTTTTGACCAAAATACCATAAGTTTTCAAGTTGAAGAAGCTCAGGCAGAAGTAGGACCTGCATTTGCAAGTTTTAACTTTATTCCTGATGAAAATACTGCCAGTGCTCTAGGGATGAGAATTAATGGTGGTGCGTTACTTAGTCAAGCAATCGCCGCCGCTAAACTTCCTGATGGCTTTGTATCGGATTTTGTAGCTGCTTTTGGTGGTTCAGGAATGACAGCAACAGGCGGAACAGATAGACAGATTTTTACGGGTGTTGGTGGTCAGACGTTAGAAATACTTTTTACTGATGGTTTAGTCGCTACTATTAACATTGCTGCTGGTACACTTGATAATGTTCCTTCAGTTGGCGACACTCTTTATATTCCTGCGGGTTCAGCTATAGATGGCGGAGCTGGTGAAAATGTTGGTGGATATTTAATAACTGCTGCAAGCGCCACTCAAATTACTGCATTAAAGTTGGCTGACCCTTTACAGGCTGGTGATGATGTATCTCCTGCGGTTGCTCTTGGTGCTATTACAGACCTTCAGGCATTTGCTCCTATTGATATTTCTTATACAGGCACAACTCCTGATGGCGTTGGTGCAGCAATTGAAATGTTTTCAGGTTCAGGCGCGGCAGTTCTACTTGAAGAACTTCTTTATGGCGGTTCTGATAAAGGAATATTAAATGCAACTCTTGTAGCTGATGGTTCTACATTAGCCATTGCAATTCCTTCGGCTGGAAAAATAGAACTTACAATTGATTCTTCGTTTGCTGCTATACCAGCAGTTGGTGATATACTTACAATTAAACCTGGTTCAATCCTTAAGGGTGCGGCAAACGCAAACGTTGGTAATTATCTTATTACTGCGGCAACTGCACTTAAGATTGAAGCAACTAAGTTCTCTGGAACTCCTGTAGCTGTTAGTGCGACTGATATCGCAGCAATTTCTGATGCTGAGGTGTTTAAAGGTATAACCTCTAATTCCGCAGCTCCGTTAACTACGTTTTCAGGTTCTGAACCTAAGGTTACAATAGCGGTTGATAGACAATCAGATGATAAATCTGAAGACTCTGTATCTCTTGGTGGAAATATAGTTCTTAAGATTGGTTATGATGGTACTACAGCTGATTGTACAATTAACGCAATTAATTTAGTAACAAGCATAGGTGGTGGTTCTGGTAGTGCTTTAACTATTAAGCTTGCTGACTATGATACAATTCAAGCATTAGTAGATTACATTGATGCACAAACTGGATACACCGCAGAAGTTGGTAGCAATGTATACGCTCAGCTCGCTCCGTCAGTTCTTGATAGAGTATCCGCAATTGATATTTGCGCTGAGTATGATGGTGCAATGCCTGGAAGAATAAAGAAGGATTCAAAAGATATTCAGGATTTCTTTGATGCATCTGAGTTAGTATCGCTTGATAGAGCTCTGTATGTTGGTCTTCCTGATATTATGGCTTCTGCCACATTTTTAACAGGTGGAGCAAAGGGCGGAACAAGCGCTGCTTCAGCTAGTTCTGGGATTGATGAAATGCAGAAAGTAAGAGTTAATTCAATTGTTCCTCTGTTCTCAAGAGATGCAACAGCAGATATACTTGATGAGTTAACAGAACCTTCGTCAACGTATCAGATTGCTGCAATTAATGCTGCGGCAAAATCTCATACTTTATTGATGTCAAATACACAGAAGCGCTCTGAAAGGAACGCTTACTGTTCATTTAAAGGAACATTCAATGATACAATAACTGAAGCTAATAGTCTGGCCTCATCCAGAGTTCAGCTTGCGCTTCAAGATGCTAAGATACTTAAGATTGATGGTACATTAGATTGGGTTAATCCTTGGGGAATTGCGGCAATTTGCGCAGGTATGCAGGCAGGCGCTCCCGTTGGCGAACCTATGACCTTTAAATATATCAATGTATCTGGTATAAGACACTCTGATTTTGACCCTGCAACTGAATATGATTCAGCTATTGAAAATGGATTGCTTTTTGCAGAGCAGCCTGATGATGGTGGATTCAGAATCGTAGTTGGTAACACAACTTATGCTCAAGATTCAAGCTTTGTATATAATAGAATTTCGGTTATGTACGCGGCTGACACAGTTGCTTATAATTTAAGACAGCAGCTTGAGAGAATATTTGTTGGTGTAAATTCAGCGATTGCCGATGCAGAGAGTATTAAGAATACTTGCGTAGCAATACTTAATACATTCTTAGAAGCTGGAATTATAAAAGGAGACGATACTAACGATGGTAAGGGTTATAAAAACCTTATAGTTAGACTCGAAGGTAATATAGCTTATGTAGATGTAACCATAACACCTGCACAGGGTATTGACTTTATACCTATAAGTATCGTACTGGACAATATAAGAGAGTCCGCATAATCTGAAAGGAGAATTTTAACATGGCACTTCCTAAAATTTTATCAGGTGCGAGAGCTATCTTAAAGATAAATAACAAGATAGTTGCTTTTGCTACAAACGTTGGTTATAGAATTGCTATTCCTCACGCTCCTGTAAATGTACTCGGTAGGTATTCAGCCGCAAGGCAAGAGCCTCTTGGTATAGACGTAACAATTAATTGTGGCGTACTAAGATTTACAGGCGAAGGCGGAACTGGTAACGCTGCTGACGCACCTTCACAAGCAATAAAGCCAACAGTTCAGCAGATAATTGATTTTGATGATATCAAAATTGAAATCTTAGATAGAAAAACTAATGAAACAATTGTGGTAGTTCATAGGGCAAGATTAACAGACCAAGGTGGAAACGTTGGCGCTAGAGACCTTCTGGCTGAGAATTGGACTTTTATAGGCATTATTGCAGAAAGTTCAGACGCTTCAGGTCAACAGGAATCTTCAACACCTGGTTCGATTCCGCCCAATACTGAAGCTGCTCAATAATTGATAGGAGCTTAATATGAGTAAGGAAGCGATATCTGCTAAACAGAAATTAATAGATTATTTACTAAAGTTGCAAGGAGAAGGTAAGATTTACGACCGCACTCTCATTAACAAGATAGAGCGGGCTGACTTACCAATGCTTAAGTCTATTAGAGATAACTTCAAGAAAATATCAGGAGAACTCGAAAGAGAAAAATCACCTGCTGAGAAGGTTATCTTTAAAAAAGATGAGCTAGTCAAAACTTTACTTGATATGCAAAAGAAGGGTATGTTAAAAGACCCTAACATAATTGCAAAGGTTGAAGCTGGCAATGTCAACGTCATCAAAGAGATTAAGAAAAAGATTGAGGAAAGTCAAAAAGCAATCACTGCAAAGAAAAAAGTAATAGATAATCTTTTAAAGCTTCAAAAAGAAGGCAAAATTAAAGGAACTACGGCTATTGCTAAAGCAGAGTGTGTTGACCCGAAATTATTTGAAGATATTGAATATACGATGGATAAAAGGAAAAAGGAACAAGAAGAAAAAGATAAAAAGGAATAATGAAT